ACCAAAGCTACCTTCCGGTTGCGGGTCTTGCAGGTTCCCCGCAATTCCGCAACCCACTTTCTGTTGTCTGGATAAGTGTTTGATGCCCACTTGCCTACATCGGCAGTCACATAAATCGAGTAGTCAACGATCATTTGGGGTTGAGAGCTTTCTCAATTTCAAGTTTCTTCTTGGTTTCTGCGGCCTTTCGCAGAATTTCCGCTTCGATCAGGTGGTCGTCTGGCTGGTATTTGGAACACCACGCATCGTGATCGACTCTGGGGAATCCGGTGGATCGGGGTGGATTGTATCGGCACACTCTGGCTTTCCCGCTACCTGACGAGAAGCAGCAGAATTTGCACGCTTTCGGGGGGAGTTGTTTGCCGTCGTCTTGGTTTTTGTGGTAGGGAAGTGGCATGTTTCTTTGGGTACTAGGATGTCGATGAATTTCACCGCCGCGCGGAGAATCGTGTAAATGGTCATGTTTCGATCTTCTTCGTCCACGTCGCTATCGGCGTACTTCCAGCAGGCGATCACGAAGGATCGCCTGTCTTTCCGCAAGACACGCCCGAAAACTTCAAAAACGACGTGTTGTTCGCCTTCCGAGTGGTCGTCGAAAACCACTCGCACTACGTCTCCGAGATTGCAATTCTTGTTTATTTTGGACATTTTCCACCCGATTGTGGGAAATTGTCATTGCAACAAGACAACATCCCGATAGACTACTTCACATCAGTTTCATTCCATAGGAGGCAAACCATGACTGATTATAACGAGGCGTATGATCTCGCCAAAGTTTTCGCGATTGTCACAGCAAAGAAGTACCGAATCGACATCGACGACGCTGTTTCTGACGGCTACTTGGCAGTTTCCGAGAAACTTGCCAAGTTTGACCCAGAAAAGGCCAAGCTATCGACGTATATCTACATGGTGGTCACTCGCCAAATCATCACGACTTTGCGATCTCGCAAAGTCCGATCCTGCGTCAAGAGCAATTCTGAGGTAGTGTGCGATAGTGCGGTGGCTGTCCCCGAAGAAAATTCCGACGACGATTCGTCGGTAGTGGTTCGACTTGCCTTGGATCTTGCCGCTAGCGGCAAGAAACACAAGACGATTCGCAAGAGCGTTGAAAACGCTCTTGTCGAAGCGGGTTGGGGCAAGAATCGAATCGCCGAGGCGTTCGATTCTGTTTTGGAAAGGGTTTAGACATGGCAGGACTATCACTTACTCGTGGCCCCAGTGAATCAATCTTCATTGGCAACAACATCAAGATCACCGTCGTTTCGATTGGGCGTGGCAATCGGATTCGCCTCAAGATTGAGGCTCCGAAAGAAACCCCGATCATTCGAGAAGAACTCTTGGAACTCAAGAAGGCCGGTAAGGCACAAGGGGTGCGAGGATGATCGGATTCTTACAATTGGATTGGCAAGAAGTCGGGTTCTGCACGTTCTTTGTGCTGTCCTCTTTCGTCCTTGGTTATATCGGCCTACGAGCCCTTGAATGGTTCCTGGGCTACTTGTTTGAGGAATAGAATGGCAAAACACAAACTGTTCCCGTACCAAGAACAAGGCGTTGAGTTTATGAATTCCGTCCACGGCGGAATTCTACTTGCAGACGAGCAGGGCTTGGGAAAGACCGCCCAAGTATCGACTCTGGCGGCTCGCCAGAGTCTTTGGCCTCTGCTGATCGTCTGCCCAGCTTCCCTAAAGGGAAACTGGCAGCGAGAACTCAAGATGTGGGCCGGAGCAGACTCGCTGGTGATCGAGGGCAAGTCGCTTGCGACTTTGCCCGACGATCTGCCGCCTGCGGTCATCGTAAATTACGACATCCTTTACGACCAGCGGCCCTTACTGGGCCGCTACCAGTGGAAGTGCATCGCCTTTGACGAGGTACACAACCTCAGCAATCGAACTAGCAATCGAACCAAGGCGGCTAAGTACCTTAGCCGCATGACGACCAAGGTGATCGGAATGTCCGGCACGCCGGTTATGAACCGACCTGCCGATTTCTGGCCTATCCTGAACATTATCCGACCTGAGCTATTTCCAAGCTGGCAGGCTTACGCGACTCGCTACTGCGATCCGCGAAAGACGCATTGGGGATGGGAATACAAGGGAGCCAAGAACCTTGAGGAACTGCATGAGAAGATCAAGCCGTTTATGCTCAGAAGGCTCAAAGAGGATGTACTTGATCTGCCCGAGAAGAAAATGATCGTCATACCTCTGCACTTGGACGACCGAAGCGAACTTGATGCCGCCGAGGAAGATTTCCTCGGATGGTTAGCCCAAAACACCAAGTACGGCAGCGTCAGTTCTGCGCAGAAAGCCGAAGCCGTTACACGGCTCGGCGTTCTGCTCAGGCTTACCAGCAGGTTAAAGGCTCGCGCCGTGGTGGATTGGTCACGAAAGTTCTTTCGTGACAATCCCAAAGAGAAGTTGATTCTTTTTGCGGTTCACACGCAGATGGTCGATGTTCTCAAGCGTAGAATCTTGCCGGAGCAGAACGTCGTCGTCATCGACGGTTCTACTCCGACCAAGAAACGCCAAGGCATTGTGGATCGGTTCCAGACCGATCCACAATGCAAGCTGATGGTAGCCAACATTAAGGCGGCGGGGGTAGGCTTGACGCTGACAGCGGCAAGCACGATTGCCAACGCCGAGATGTGGTGGACACCAGCGGTGATGGCTCAAGGTGCGGATCGCGTTCACCGCATCGGTCAAAAAGAGGATTGCGATATTTACTACTTGGTCGTCCCAGAGACGGTCGAAGAACGTATCTGCCAAGCGATCCAAACCAAACAGCAAGTTGCAAATAGCATCGTCGATGGCCGACAGGCCGCGACGATGCCTGTGCTAGATTTACTCTTATCCAAGACAGGAGGACTATTAAGTGGCAAAGTACGACCTAACAAAGCCAAAGGTTAAGGCATTGACGGTCAACCGATTGCCTGAGCGATTGGTTACGGGGATCAAGACGCTGGCAATCCAATTGGATTGCACAGTCGAGGATCTGATGACTGTCATTCTCGAAAGAGCTTTGACCGATGGTCAAAAGCTCTTTGTGCCGGTACAACGGCTCAAGAAGGCCAGAAAACAGGAGATTGAGGATCGCAGGAAACTGCGATCCTCGATGGAACAACTACAACCGAAACTCAAACAACTGGAAACTCAAAATGGCTAAGCCAAAAAACCCAAAAGCCAGAAATGGTTCCGCTAGGGTAGTGGAACGAATTTGCGAAAAACTGCTACCTTGGCACAAGATCACTTGGATCGAGATTTACTCAGTTCCCATTACCTATGTCTCGATAGACATCTGCGGAATGGAAGTGGCGATTCGTCAGGATGGAGACGCATACCGAGTGCAGTTGATCGATGCTTGGGACAACGATCACCCCCAATCTACCCGAGAACACATTGAGAAAGTTCTCAACGGATGGACTCGCGACGACAAAGGAAACCTCCACCCACCTGCGTACCATGCCACTACTGCCACCTGAACCAGACCAACCTAAAACGGAGTCCCCTGCTGTCCGGCTTCGCCGGAAGCATATCAAGGTCAGCGGGGGCCAGTACAGTTCGTTGAAGGACTTCAACGAACTGCTCAAGACCTACAGCTACGCCGACATCGACAAGATGCTGACATGGCTTAGGAAACAGCCTGATTCGGTCAAGAACATTTCCAGTTCGCTGTTGCGGCATAGGTACAAAGAATTGCTCGTGCAGCAGAAGATAGCCTTGGATGACTATCCTGTCTCCGAGACGGCCAAGGAAGTCCTTGGCCGCTTGGAAAACACAATCGAACCTCAGTACATCCAGCATTGCATGGATACATACGACGATTTTGTTTCATATCTGAAACAAAAGACCGGAGTAGCCGAGACGCTGGTGACTCACTTGCCACCGGCAAGTGAGTTTGCGTTCCTGTGGTTTGAGCGAATCTGCGGAACCTTCTCGCCGAAGTTCCGCAAGTTCGAGGTCAACCACCCGAAGTTCCAGCAATTCCTGCATGGAATCGCTAAGAGCCAGGGTGAATCGTTACCCTTCGTCCGACTGATGAACGAGTACAATGACACCAACGGATCTGCTCCAAAGGCATAACATATCGGTCGCAGGCCCAGACGATCCCCACTATCGTCTAGGCTGGACAAATACCAAGTGCCCCTTCTGCCACGGGCAGAAGAACCACTTGGGGATCAAGAACGACTTCTCTCGCGCCAACTGCTACAAGTGCGGAAAGAAAGACGTTCTTTACGCACTTCGTCTACTTACCAGGGAAAACCTCGATGAACTCAAGCAAATCCGAGCCTTCGCTGCACCGGATACTAGCAGCAGCCTTGTCAGGTATGGACAGTACACACCCCCTACAGGTCTTGTTGCCCTTAGCCAACGAGATCGAGCGTATTTGCTCAATAGGGGATTGGACGCTGATCGAATTGCAAAGCGATATGCTTTACAATCAATCGGGCCGTTCTCAGGTGTACCCAGGGGAATTTTCATTCCGATTACGTTTCACGGCAGGCCCGTCTCTTGGACGATCCGATTCCGAGAAGCCGTAGACGGCCAGCGGTACAAGACCGCTGCCGATGACCAGAAAAGTATGTCCGAAAAGGACATACTTTTCGGCGCAGAAACTTGTACGAACACGATCATTGTGGTAGAAGGGTTCTTCGACATGGCGAACATCGGGGACGGAGCAGTCTGTACTTTCGGTCTAGCCTACACGCAAGAGCAGGTTAGACTGATGGCAGGTTATCCTCGTAGGATAATCTGCTTCGACAATTCGTCGGACGCACAGCGAGTCGCTTCGCGACTTGCTGGCGATTTAGCAGTGTTTCCAGGGGAAACACTGCAAGTAACTCTGGACGCAGACGACCCTGGGTCGGCAAGGCCAGAGGAGATCAAGGAACTAAGGGAATTTGCGGGGTTGGAAAAATGATCGAGTTCCTTTTTTACATGTGGCCTTATATCGCTTGCTGCGTACTGTCGGGCGCGGTGTTCGGAGTGGCAATGTTGATTGAGTTTTTTAGCGATTTGAAGCGAATTAACAGGAGAGATGATCGTGACTGAAAAGATCGAACAATTTTGGCGGGATGCAACCGCCGAGGACATCGCCAAGGTTATGAAGGGCGAGAATGTTTACGCTAGATTTCGCGATAGGTATGCTGATGGTTGGGCGGAGTATTACCTTTCAGGTGTCAATGGAAAAAACTGGATTGCAGGTAATTTCCGATGGGATCTATGCCAAGTCTACGATCCGCCACAATGGTACACCGACAAGCCCGATCCGGGCGAAGGGTACAGGTTGCTTGAGAAGTTTCCGGATGAACCGAAGCTAGGGACGGATGAGGCATGGGACTGCCACTCGAAAGAATGGAGGCGGACATTTGCCAACGACGGCGATCAAGCCAAAGCGGTTTGGTATCGCCGACGCATCGAGGCGGTGAAGCAGGATGCACAAGCCGATGGGGATTTTCGCAAATTTGTGGACAAGGTACAAGCAGGTAAACTATCGTTCACCTGCACCTTTTTATGGGACGGCAATGAGCTTATCCGAGTCAAGGTAGGCGACCGAATACAGCACCCTAATGGGTGCTGTATCGACATCACCGAAACTGGATTCAAAGTCAACGCCACTCTTGATACTGTCGAATTTGGGGAATAGTCATGCCTATTGAAATGTTACTTATCGTAGCTCAGGCAGTATGTATGTGGGACTACACACAGAAAGTAGGAACAAAACGACGCTGCATCAACCTTGGGATGAATGTCGTGGGGTTTGCGATTGCTTTTGCGTACATGCTAGAGCGTGTCGATAGAGTAAACGATTGGTTGTTCCCAGTTGTACTAGGTCTGTATCTAGCATTGTACATCAGACAGATCCTCGAAGAATTGGATCACCGCAAATGAAAGTAGTCAGACACGACGGCAGTGACGAACGACACGCAGTCTGCGCCCTCGTCCACTCCACCGAAGTACTCGCGGCGGTTTCCGCCGCTTGGGACAACGAAGCCTTCGCGAGCAAGTATGCCAACATACTTGCTCGTTGGTGTGTTGACCACTTTGTCAAGTACGGCGATGCCCCCGGAATCGGGGGCATCACCGCCAAGTTCGATACTTGGAAAGACATCGCCGATTCGACGATTGTGGACACGATGGCAGACTGGCTAGCCAGTCTGCCTGCAACGTCGGACATGACCCCCGACTACGCCATCGATCTTATCCGCAACATCGTCCAGCGCAACAGTCTCAAGCGACTTGGAAATGCGATCACCAACCTTGCCGAAACCGGCAAGGTTGAGGATGCCCTGAACATCCAGGCTCAATGGAAACGACCGAAGATCGGCCAAGAGGAATCCGGAGTATTCCCACTGGCCGATCTGTCCGTAGTTGAACGAGCCTTCGAGCAATCCACCAAGAAACCCCTGATCGAATTCCCCGGCGCGCTCGGGGAATTCTTCGGCGACGTTATGTCTACTGATTCGTTCGTATCCCTACTGGCCCCGGAAAAGACAGGTAAAACTACAGTCTTGATGGACTTAGCGTGGAGATCCGTAGACCAAGGGAGAAGAACGGCGTTCTTCTCCTGCGGGGATATGAGCCAAGATCAGGTCATCTTACGACTACTTCCGAGGCTTTGCAGGCGACCGCTAAAAGGCGGTCGCTTTATGATTCCTAAGGAATTGGCCTACGAAAACAAAGAACCGAAGATCGTAAGGGAGCCGAAATCGGCTCCCCCGATCACCAAGGAAGATGCGATCAAAGCGTTTTCTTCGTCGGCGGGGGCAGATCCGAAACGATTCAGACTGCTCACACATCCTGCCGGTACGATCACCGCCAAGGATATTTCCAACCAAGTCAGCCGGTGGGCTGACGAAGGTTGGGTTCCCGAGGTAATCGTCATCGACTACGCAGACATCCTCGGCGCACCGCCGGGATTCAAGGAAAAGCGAGAGCAGATCGACGAGACATGGCGAGAACTTCGAGCCTTGTCCACTCGTATGCGTTGCTTGGTTCTGACTGCATCGCAGTCAGATACCGAGGGATATTCGGCGTGGCTCCTGACAAAGAAAAACTTCTCGGACTCCAAGACCAAGGTGGCGCACGTCACCGCGATGATCGGCCTAAATATGACCGAATCTGAAAGGCGGCAGAACATCTGCCGCTACAATTACGTCGCACTCCGCGAAGCGGAGTTCATGCAAGACAAACCGGCCTACGTCGCCGTGGCCGGTTGTACCAAAGTCGGCAGACCCAGCCTAATATCATGTTGGCCCAATGACTAGCTCCTCCCGTCGCTACCCAATCGACCAAGTGGTCGAACCAAAGCTCGAAGCCCTTCGCTGGTTCGTCCTATGCGTAGAGCTAGGCAGTGCCCAAGCCGCCAGCAAGAAGCTCAAGATGGGCAACACCGCGATCATCCCCAACAGCAACCGGAAGATGGAGGCCATCTTCCAGGTCAAGCTACTTGATTCTTTTCGCAAGCCCACGCCTGACGGCATGGCCTTGTACAAGCACGCTAAGAAGGTGCTTGCGGCCCACCGCAAGCTCCTGCGCGAGATGAAAAAGCTGGGAGATGCTCAAAAAGTACGGCCACAAGTGGCCGTACACGTCGAACGCTGGTTGGGGATTGTCACCCCCAACCTTGCGGATCTCCTGTCGGACAAGTACCAAGTCACCAAGATAATTGCCTACGACAGTTTCAGCGATTGGCTCGCGAAGCGAGACAAGCCGGGACACGACATATTCGTCTCGGCGCACGAAAACGCGAAGGGCGAAGCCATCCAAACACTGCCAATAAGCCTATTCGGGTCTGTCCCGAACAGGCTTATCACCGGCGAGTGGTACGGCTACTTGTCGGAGACGCAAGAGGGGGTGGCCGAGGTCAGCAACCCTATCGAGATGGCTTATGCCATCTCGAATGGTATCGGTTCTGGCTATCTACCTGCATCGTGGATTCCCTGCGAATTAGCAGGGAATCTACCTGTTCTTGAAGAAAATACCGGAAAAACTATCAAGGTGGCCGCCTTTAGGCGGCCACCGGACGTAGAATAGGATCGACCGGGGCGACCTTGGTACGAACAAGATGCAAGCAGACGAGTCTGGGTGAAAGAGTACCAGACACCGAGCTAGCCCCAAATTAAGCATCTTTGTGAGGAATCTTGCAACCTCCCGGATTAAGGAGAACGGAAATGGAACGATAGAGAAAGAGGATCGGCGGTGTGGTGGGAACACGCAACAGACTTGCACCACTGGTCTACGGGGCACATGCCTCTAGGTTTTGCAAGCAGCATGTGAGCAGGTTCGAATCCTGCCCGATCCTTTTGCTCCGGAAGTTAATGCGGTGGAATACCTAGGCCAGCAATTTTTGTTCAATGGCAAAACCTAGGAGGCGCAGGTTCGAATCCTGCTCGGAGCTTTGCAACCTAGCCC